ATACTTTTTTTAATAATTTTTTTGAGATTGTTTCTTTTGTTACAATTTCAATAACATTACCGTTACCATCTCTATCTACTACGTATCGGTTTAAAGGATAAAGTTTTAAAGTATCCTTATCCATAAAGATAAGAGCATTACCAGCTACTACAAGATGCTTTAATGCTTGATGAACGACAACACGATCACTGGAAGCTGCAATAGATTCCATGATAGTACGTTCAACTTTAGCAAATGACAAGTCAAGTTCTGATCTAATTTCTGGTCCTAATTCTGCAGGCAAGTTAACATCATTAACCTGTAGCTTAAAGAAGCTGGTCTGTGGAGGTAGCAGTGCAAGCATTAATTTACTTGCAAGCGTCACCACACCTTTAGCTCCAACTGATTGCCACGGTGTTGTAAGTTTTAGTGAGCCTTTAGTGTAGGTCTCATCCTCTCGGATAAGATAAGGTAAAGTTAGATCTGCTGCTTGTCTAGCAGTATTAAGGAACTGGGAACGGTCTGAAGACAATCTATCATAACGTGTTTTTGCAGTCATTAGACGTTAATTACTCCAAGTGGTTGTGCTCCAGCAGAAATAGCATTATAGCTAGTTGGATTTATTTGCATTTGCCTGCGCTTAAATCCTTGTGTTCCTGAAGTGTTCGGTGATTTAGAAGAAGACTTAATTTGAAATTGGCTTTGCATATTTGATCTTGCTGTATTAGCTGCTTTAACACGCTCACTAATTTCAAGTTGTTTTAGTCTTGCAGCTTGTGCTCGTTCCTGCTGTTGCTGCTGTTGTATTTGCATATTAAAAGACCTTTGTGTAGCAGCTCTTTGTTCAGCAGCTTGGCTTTCCTGTGAAGCACCTGCAGCAATTGCGTCATAAAGACCGCCACCACCTGGTTGGTTCTTTGGTCCTTGACTGAATTTACTAAAATTACTATTAACCCAATTTAAAATTTCTTGGTTTGATTTTCCTGAAGCAAGCGCAGCTGCATAATCAGCGCCACCAAATGTTGACGCTCCTCGTTCAGCTGTCATGCCAGGATAATTTGGATTATAAGCACCTGTTCCGATAGCCATTAGTTTTCCTCCATATAATTAATGATCCACTCAACAACACTACGTTGCCCGGACCTGTACATAATCTTTTCCATTGTATCTTCAGGGTTAGGATTTGTTGGTGGGAATGATTCTTCTAGTGCAGCTATGAGTCCACGAGACTGCATCCCTAGAACTTCAAGCGTATTGGGGGAGATTGACATTACTATGCTCAAAGAATGCTGGCATTCGTGCTGACTTAGTTTCGGAAAGCTCTGGAGCTTTTCCTTCATACATTAAGCGATCACTAGAATCCAGCCAAAATTTTTTGTCTAAATATTTATCGGTAGTATTAATACCTAGAGGTTGCATTACCCAATTGATAGTTGCCTTGCGGAGTTTATCAAGACTAGGACTGACAGTAAGCCCCAACTCCCGACAAACAATGCTATTGGCAGCAACGTGAATTTGTTCATCTCTGCTTATATCCGCACTGACTGTTCGCATTCCAGCGTCACCATTAAAGCGCATGAATGGTAAAAGAACGAAGAAAATTGCACGTTCGGCAACCATCGCTTTGAGGATCGTATGATCAGGATGCGAAGTCCAAGCTTCCCTGAGCCGCAAAGCTTCCGATTCAGCTTTTTGGTCAACCCCGTAAGCATTGGCAATGTAACCAAGTGCCAGGTCGTGATTTTCCTCGTCGGTGACATTTGATTCCAATAACTTCCTCGATAGTTTTGGTACGTCGGTAGCCAATCCATCACGGATAAAATCTCCCACAGGTAGTTCCATATGTCGCAACGCAAGAGCACGGTGTACCGTCTCTTCCGCCCCTGCCTTGCATAATCCGGCAGTTGTCTGGACTGGTGTCCATTTTCTTTTTCTGTTTAGTAGTTTCTCGTAAGGGTTCATTCTTGACAATCACATTTAAGTTCTTCATTTAAAATGTCCTCCAAATAATTATCCACTTCTGATTCATCTAATGCAGCATAAGCACTAGATTTATCTTGTGTATCACTCATCACTTGTAGTGAATAATAGAGGCTTGTTTGCGGAGACCGTAGCCACTCTTCCACGAATTCATTATCGTAGGTTACTGAATCACTCCAAGAGTTGAAACTGTATCCATGAAGAAGTCCTGTGGCATCAAGCATTGTCATAATGCCATCTGCAACTCTTTTATAATTTTCCCATCCTACATTACTAGCAATTTCTACGTCACCATAGTTGTAAGTTTGTACTCCGAAAGTACCCGAGTCGCGATCAACTGTCTGCGAGATAGGTGGAGCGATTTCTGGTGTGCTAGTATAGCCATCCAGATCCACGCTTCGATAACTGCAACTGGCGGTTGGAGCGATAGCAAAGGCTCGAACCATATTATATTCGCGAGCAATTGTGGCTGCTTGGTTAATTCCTGAAGCAATTTGAGAGACAAGTTCATAAGCAGCAGAGCGGATAGTTTCGTTGTTGTTGTATTGTTCCAATGCACGACCAAACTGATCGTATGTTACTCCGTACCGCCGTAGGAGATTTGCGAGGCCAAGCATTCCGAGTCCCACTTGTCTATCAATTTCAGGCGGGAGGTATTCTCCAGAATCTCCGACAGCTGTCCTACTATGTAGGCTGCACAACTCGGACATACCTTCAACAAATGCTCGTGGGATGTCATCGAACTCACAGGCTCCAAGATTGATATGCTGTAGTAGACAGGTACCTCGTGATGGCAGGTATACTTCGAGACAGACGTTACCTCTGATTCGGTTTCCTTCATTGTCATATTTTACTTTGTTTAACCAGATGTCACCAGATTTGATTCCAAATAATAGTTGTTCCTTAAACGTACAATCCTTCCACCACTCTTCAGTGATGTTGATGCATCGTTTGACCCAAGGTAGTTCCGATCTAGGAGTAGTAATAAAGTCAAGAGCATCGGGGTGATTGAGCGAAATATGCAGCACAATTGCACCATTTTTGTATACACCACCTCTACGTAGTATTTCATTTAAACTGCTATAAATTTTACCAAAACTTACAGGACCAGAAGCTGTTACACCTGACTTACGAACATAACCTTTTGGGTCAAGTTTATCTAGATGAATAGCACAACCTGCACCATACCTAAGAGCATGAGAAGCAAATCTCCAGCTGGCTTCGATACCATTAGGTCCTTCCATTTCATTTTCCACGACCATAACTGTGCATGATACAGGCAGTCGATGAGTAGGATCATCAATCCATGATTGAACCCGACCTGTGCGGGAGATATAATTAGTCATTGAGTAGATCAGTTAGGTTTGGAGGTTTGTAATTTGGTCCTTTTAAGACCTTACCGTCTTGGCGGTAAATAGGTTGTCCATTCTCATCTAGTTTGGACATATTTGATTTATGGACACGATCCATTGCTTCATCTAGATCCCAGCCTTCATTAGCAGCAAACTGGTAACAAACATAGACAAGATCACAAAGCTCTTTCAGTTGTTCGTGTTCATCTTTTAAATGAAAGGCTTCGTGAAACTCTGACCATTCTTCATCGATCAAAGATTTCTGAGTCAGATTCCCATTCGGGGAATTGGGTATCGAATAAGCGTCCCGAAATTGTTTGGCTTGAGTCAGTAATGTGGGATAGTTCATCTTCTAAGTAGTGGATTGCTTTTTTAAGATCAGAAACCGCACTATCTTTGTAACCGGCACGGCAGATATATTTAATAGCACAGCCAAGGTGATAGTTTAATTGCTGGTCTCTAATGAAGTCCCAGCATTCAATCTTACCTCTGGTGTAATAAGTGGGTGAGTCGGCCATTGTTTTACTAGATTTGATACAGTGTTAGCTAAGGCAAAGTTCTGACGTTGTAACGCCATGAATAAAGTAATAATATCTTCTTTTTCAGCTTTAGGTAGTAAGTCTTCAAGCCTTCTTATCTTGAAGTCCTGCTCCACTGTCAACTCTATAATCGGAGGAGGGGGAAAAGAGTATGGGTTGTTTTGCTCTCCAGTCATAATCATCTGTGGTAAGGATCTTTGCAAGTCTTGCATTTTGTAGTGCAATGTCTTCACTAAGATCTTTCTCAGCAAATGCATCTACTACTGTTTTCCAAGTGTAGCCTTTGTCTTCAAACAAAGCGACTGCTCGTTTGATTCCAATACCAGGTACACCGCTGTAGCCATCGGTTTGGTCACCTGCAAGCGTCTGTATGAGGTGCCAACGTTGTCCCTCTGCTTCCTCCACATTCACA